TATAAATTGTTATTTTAGCTAATTGTTGGACACTATGGACGACGACGAGCTATTGATGACTCGTGTTTATACAGGAGTATTATGCATATTAGCATTGATAATACCACCATGGTTATGGATGGAGATGAATTCTGGTAATCATAATAGTGGCTTGGATGCCATGATAAGCAGGTTGATTTCCAAACTGGTGACAACTGAACTACCTAGATGGGCTGGGATGATCAGTGATTTCTCAAAACAGCTAGGATCGCAACAATATGATAAATTCAAATTACGTGGAATAAATATAGCGAAGAAAACCAAAACTCTGGCTAGCAGACAGGGTTTTGCTAAATTGCAAGATGTTCTGATGCAATCAAGACTGCATCCGTCAGGATTTTGTCTGAATTTGGCAGCAGGAGCAGGCGGTTGGGGGCAGTTATTATGCGGATTACCAACTGTCACTTTAGTTGAAAGTTTTACACTAGGAAAAGGACCTGGTCATGAGGGGCATGAACAACACCGGATGATATCATATGAAGGGCGAGAGAAACATGTTTTCCACTACGCAGATATCAAAGGTTTACCACCCATGAAATGTGACTGGTTGTTTTTTGATGGAGGGGAGGAAAAGAAGACCCCTGAGGAAACTCGGGATAAATTTAATGATCTGCTCATCAGAGGGGTCCTCCCACACGTTGGCTTTCACCTGAAAGGTTTCATAATCAGAGTTTTAACACCTACCGACACGTACACCCTGCAAGTACTGGAAGATATCCAGAAATTGACAGGTAGAGGAAATTTTGTTAGATCAACTTATTCTAGGAACACGACCCAGGAACTTTACTTTGTGTCAGGTCAAATAGGCGCACTAAAACATCAAGCGCACTATCTACTAATTGACATGTTTAAGAGAAGCTTGATCAGTACTAAACCCACTAGGATTGTTGACTTAGCTGTGAGAAGAGTGCGCGAAGTAGTCGGTATGGAACGTTTTGTAGAACCACTAACTCCACTGGATATGTCTGCGAGCATAGAAGAGTTGCTTAGACCTATCCACGTGAGTAAGCGTGAATTTAGGCATTGGGAGAGTCTTGGTGTATACCCTGTTGGTAGCAAAGGAAGTAAAGCAACCCAACGAAATCCCTATGCTATTAAAGTAACAAGCAGATTGCGAGACACATTGACAGAATATGAAGATTGGAAGGCTACTGACACGACTCCAGAGGGGTTTATGCAAGTTTTCAACACTAAAATTGACACCACACCTATTGAAAACAGTCCCTATGATGAGATGTTATTCCATGTTTATAACTGGAAAGCTAAACATTATCTAAAGAAAGGAATTCGCTTAAAACCACTGAGTTGGGATGAAGTCAGGGAATTGGCCAATAAACAGGGAGCAGCAGGACATACAGACTTTGGTATCCGGAATATGGCTGACTTCTTCATGAATCCTAAGTGGAAAGAAGAATGTGAAAAAGTGGAAAATGAATTACTAGGAGAAGACCCAAGACCAATAAAAGCAATCTTTAACACCATGGGAAAAAGGGAAAAAAAGAAGAGCAAGGGAGTTAAGGGCAGCAGAATGGTTGCTTATCTACCCATCCCTATGCGATTGATAGAACTCAAGTACTTGTACAGATGCATGGAGATGACTAAAATGAAAAACAACCCATTTGCAGTAGGAGGATTAGGCTTACACGACCTAGGAGAAAGGATAAGAGAAGTTTGGAAAGGAGCAGCAACAAGCTCAGATATAGCAGGGTTTGACACAAGAATAGGAATAAGGATTAGAGAATTAGAACACCATCTTGTCCAAAACCTGATGAGAGACGAAAGTGTTCAATCACAACAGATAGTGAGAAACCTGTTTAGAGTTTATGCATACCCTCATTTATTGATCCCATACCCAGGAGAGAATGTACGATCTGAGTTGATCCACGGTAGAGGACAGCGAATGTCAGGAGAGTTTGGAACATATAGCTTGAACACTGAGACAAGATCTAACTTAGCAGCAATACAGTTCTTGGTGACCATGGGTATTGATGGGAGTAGTCCCAACCTTAAGGAGAGAATTTACCAACTTATGGATCACTTATACCATTCTGGAAAGTACGGAGGTGGGGTGAGCGGAGACGATGAGTTCTTCACATCTGACGAGAAATTCATTGAACACTTCAGAAGGCAAAGTGGTTGCCTAGATATCATGGGTTTTCCAAGGAAAGATGTGCCGCCTACAATGCATTCAGTGATGCATACAGCGATAGATGAAGTCAGTTTCTGTTCTCACAACTACACTAAGGTGAGTTACAGAGATGACTATAATGGTACAACTACGACAAGATACATGCCTATTAGAGATATGGGAGAGATAGTAGCAAAGACAACCATTTGGTTGGGACACTCAGGAGAAGGATTGGATGCTCTAGCCTGGTTGTCAGCACAAGGAAACAACTTATTAGTGAATTACGCTCACCTAAGGACAGCTAGGCAATTAGGGTTGGCTTACAAAGCCATTCCACCACCTAATTTAACCATAGTCGGCACCAGACCAGGATTTTTACCTAAACCATGGATGCGTGATGGAGAAATATTAGATGTCATCAATGATGTCCTCTTCGGTGAGTCAACCAATTACCCAGTTCCTGGCTTTCGAGTAAGGAAATTCCATCATCTTGGGTATGTGAGTATGCAAATCGAAATGCGATTTGATAGAAACTTCCACCACAAAGGTAGAGTAGATTTCAGAAGAGGATTGATAAAGCTGGTTAATGCTATAATAATAGGCGAAAATACAGGAGGCGATATCACCATAATGGTACATGCTCGTAAAGACCACAACATATATCAAGGACCAGAAGGACTCGGATTGATAAATTTATGATGAATGTTGATTATTATGCATACTATATGACGAACACTGCTATGAACTATTGACTACGATGTTAACAGATATGAAATAAGATTTTTCGGGAAACCGGTTAGTACAAGACACTGAGGTCGGAGACACGGGACACAACACTACAAATCACAAAATTTACACGCTTTGCTGATATTCCCTTGTCCTTGCCAAATACTGGGCTACATCTACTGGGGGCAATGGAATACAGTGTATAATACAAATAAACACACACACACACAATAGAGACCTCT